GCATACCAACCACTTGATGTTGGAGTCCAGGAATCTTTTATCTTAGTTAACTCCTTGGCCACATCTTTGTGCTTGTTTGTATCAAGCCATTCCGCCAACCACTTCTTGGCAGTTTTCTTGTCTTGGGTGTAATTATACCAATTACATCTCCTTGCCAGGGCCATGCGCCTATCATCAGCCGCGGGCTGACCATCGAACATCTGTTCTTCTCCGTAGGCCTTCTTGTCCTCTATAGATATCTTTGCTGGCTTTATGCTCAAAGTAGTGTTCCCATCATAATCATTTTTTGATAATCTCTCAACATCTCGTTACACTTGTCTCTCGTTTCCAGGAAAGTCTGTGTAGGCTTGTGTTTTCTCCTGCAGTCAATTTCCGCTTTACTTAACTCAGAAACCATGGCAGAGATATTTTTGTTTATCTTATCCAAGTCTTTTCTTATGTGAAAAGGTAGATTTTTCGTAGAATTCTGCAATTCTTGATCTATCTTTTGCCAGTCCTCTGAGGTGTCAATCTGTAGCATATAGCCTATTATATGACTTTCCTATTTTTAGGTCAACCAAAAGGTGCGATAAATAGTTAGATAACGGACAAATAAGATGCCACGATTAAGTTTATACAGACAGAACAAGACCAGCGACTATAAGTTTTTAGACAAGACCATACGGGAGATGTATACCGTGGGTGGCGTGGACATCTACGTCCACAAGTATCTTGGAACCAAGACTGTGGGCGACTCATCAGTGAGAGATTCGGGAGATGTCACCAGACCAACATATGACACGTCGGATCCACTACAGATAGAAGATCTATTGTTCCTCGAGAACAGGAACAGAGAGTATGATGATGACGTCTATGTCATGCGTGGCGTTTACAACGTCCAGGACATTGACTTTGATCTCAGCCAGTTTGGTCTATTCCTGAACGGCGACACCCTGTTCATCACGTTCCACTACAATGACATGATAGATGTGTTTGGTCGCAAGTTGATGGCCGGTGACGTGCTAGAGATGCCGAACCTCAAGGATTACCATCCACTGAGTGATGTGGCACCCAAGGCCTTGCCCAAATACTATGTGATCCAGGATGCGGCCTATGCCTCAGAAGGATTCAGCCCAACTTGGTTACCACACCTATGGCGAATCAAGGCAACGCCAATGGCGGCCACACAGGAATTCGATGACATCCTCAACAAGCCCATGGATCCAGACAATCCAAGTGCGGGAACGTTGGAGGATTTCCTATCAACCAAGAACAAGAACCAAGAGATCAACGATGCCATCGTGCAACAGGCAGAGATCGAGGTTCCACGCAGTGGTTATGACAACACGGCATTCTATGTAACGGCAACGGTCAATGATGAACCGGTCAATCCAAACGATGTGTTAGTGGGTGATTCAACAACCAAGGATGGAACGACACCCAAGGTGGATGGTTACCTAGTTGGTTACATGACAGGCAACAACCTGCCACCAAACGGATTGCCAGTGACACCGGGAGTGTCATTTCCAGCGAATCCAGGCACGGGAGACTATGCCCTACGTTTAGATTACTTCCCAAATAGATTGTTCCGTTTCGATGGCACACGTTGGGTCAAGGTAGAGGATGGCGTGAGAACAGAACTAACACCGGGTGATGTGGATAACAAGACATTGAAAGAATCATTCCAGAGCAATAGAGCGACGGTGCAGACAACAGACAGGGGTAACATACCAAGTAGCCAATCTTTGAGCGACTTGCTTAAACCCACAAAGGATAACTAATGGCAACAGTTCCATTTTTCTATGACGATCAGATAAGGAGATTCCTCATACAGTTCACGAGGATGTTCTCTAACTACCAAGTTGAGTATGGCAAGGACGCATCAGGTGCGGCTACCTTGGTTCGTGTTCCTGTGAGATACGGGGACGCATCCAGACAGGCTTCTGCCATAATAGCGGACAATTCGAGGAACAAGATGCCCAATGCTCCGATGATGAGCTTCCATATCACCGCATTGGACTATGCCCGTGATCGAGTTCAGGAACCTTATTTCGTTGACAAGAAGACATTGAAACAGAGAACCTGGGACGAGGCCACACAGACTTATGAGCAGACACAGGGCAACGCATTCACCGTAGAACGATTGATGCCTGTTCCCTACAACATGACCATACAGTTGGACATCTGGGCATCAAACACACAGATGAAACTACAGATACTTGAACAGATACTACCCTTGTTCAATCCATCAATGGAGATACAGTCAACAGACAACTACATTGACTGGACCTCATTGAGTGTTGTGGAACTAACAGGAACAAACTGGTCATCGAGAACCATTCCAGTGGGAACTGATGATAACATCGACGTCGCCACATTGACATTCAGCATACCCATCTGGTTGACCATGCCAGCCAAGGTCAAGAAACTAGGTGTCGTCCACAAGATCATCTCATCAATATATGACACCGACGGCAATGCCGCGGATGCCATAGTGGATGATGACATACTCATGGGAACAAGGCAGAAGATCACACCTTTCGGCTACCAAGTATTATTGATAGGTAATCAACTACAATTATTGAAAGGTGAACAGATCGATCCCGCAGACGGAACTCTAAACAAGAGTGATTTGATCAACACTGCCAATCCGTTGGTGTGGTCCGGATACATTGATAATTTTGGTGCACTGAGAGATGGCATCAGCTTGATAAGGTTGTCGAGCTCTTACGTGGACACGGAAATAGTGGGAACAGTGGCCAAGCACCCAACAGATGACAGGATACTGTTATTCAGCGTTGATGCGGACACAATACCAGGCAACACACTATCACCAGTTAATGCCGTGATAGATCCATTGGCCAGTGGCCCAGGAGAGGGCCTACCTTCAGCGGTCAGCGGACAACGTTATCTGTTAACGGATGCCATAGGTGATGCCAACAACGCAACACCAGCAACTGCCTGGGGTAACTTGGTCGCCAGTGAGAATGACATCATTGAATACAACGGTGGCACATGGAGCGTGGTGTGGGACGCCAGCAACCAAACACCGGATCAATCATCAGACATCACGGATTTCGTGACCAATCTGACCACCAGCGTGCAATACAAATGGACGGGCACGATGTGGGTCAAGAGCTATCAGGGCATATACAAGGGAGGCGAATGGAGTCTAGTCCTCTAAACGCAGTGGGCATATGGTTCTATTCCGTGTCCACGGGCAGATATCTATATCTCCTACGCAACGATCCCAAACATCCTGGTTCCTGGGGATTGCCCGGGGGCAAGGTCGAGAGGGGTGAAAGCCTGCTGGATGCCATGAAGCGTGAGTGTTCCGAGGAGATAGGTTCATTTCCGAACACCCTGAAGATCATTCCCATAGAGCAGTTCACGTCAGCAGACAACCACTTCGTGTATCACACGTTCTTCGCATTGGTTAGTAAGGAGTTCACTCCGGTGTTAAATGATGAGCATCACGGCTATGCCTGGATAGACTCAGACACCATACCCAAGCCACTGCATCCTGGCCTTTGGTCAACCATCAACATCGAAGAAGTCAAGAGTAAAGTTAAGATAGTGGAAGAATCCGTCAGTTAGACGTCGCAGTGACTGATCCAATCCTCATAGGTCATCTCAGAAAAGTTACGGCAATCCTTCCAAGACTTGGGAGTGTCAGTCCTGGTCCTACCATTGAGTAGTGTTGACACACGTGTGAAACGGGTTCCACGGTATGTCTGCATTATTGTTAATATCTCGTTGGCAAGACTTTGATTCTTGCCTTCCTCGAAATCATAGCCCAATAGGAATATCTCCTTGTGCTGGTCAAATGCTGGCAACCAAACTGCCAGGGCCTGCTCACTCAATAGCATGCCATAAGGTATTAGATAGAGCTCTCCAGGAAACTTGAGACACTTGCCCGCTGATGAGTAGACCACGGTGTTGGTCACGTAGCCCGAATCGACCAGTTTCTGTAAGGTCTCAACGTCCTTGCTTATGTAGAAGTTGCAGACGATCTCGTCGCAGATCCTGCCCACGCCATAGGTCTGTAGCCTGAGTTTGCCCAGGAGGCCACCTCTGTGATTCTCTAATCTCTGTATGGGAAATGTGTCACGTGATGCACCGTCGGCTATTGAGACGGCACGTCCTGATATGTGTTGGTTCTCTATGGGATTTTGGATCCATTCCCGATCCTGGACCTTCCTGCCGTCGACGATGCGACTGTTGGTTACGACGAACTCGCCCTCGTAGTCTGAGCGATAACGCTCATCCATGTTACACCTTGCCTACGGCTACTTCAATTACACCTGCTCCACTGTCAGTTTTTGCTTCAAGAGCCTTACCAACAACAGAACCTGGAACAAAGTGTTGTGGATCCCATGCTTCAGCGTGACCTTCACTAGCTGATGTCACTAATAAGTCGCCACGTTCGATTGGGCCAACTACCTTACATGGAACTCGTCCCGTAAGTGCGATATCTTGGCCTTCTGTGCCTTGATTCATTTTATAAGCAGGGTCTGTGGAAACAATACCTAAAACTTTATGGTCAGCGTATGATGAACACGCAGTTGCTTCTTTAGCACCGCCTATGACAACCACTGTTCCTGCTTCATACATGTCATCTGTAGCATAACGTTCGGCTAAGTCAGCATACTGTGCCGACGTTGCCTTAGCGTGTAGTGTATTAAAACCTACAGTTGAGTTGCCTAGATTACCCACTCCATCACTTTGTCCGTTGAGAACGTCAGCATACCATACATATCCTGATGCGGCAAATCCGCCTGCTGTGGTTCCATCATGGACTCTAAGTTCGTCTCTATCTGTATCGTAAGATATTTCACCAGCAGAACCTGTAAACGCATTGTTCTGTGCTGTTGTTCCTCTTCTAAATTGTAGCGTGGTAGGCATTTCCTATTTCCTCTGTATTCTTTTCGTTATTTATCTTGTGTTAAGCACCCACATAGGCCTCTGAGTCACCGAGATCAATGGTTGTTGTTGAACCAATTGGCTCCATTTGATCATACACAGTTCCCAATGAAACTCCAAATGCGTCCTGGGCACCTGACTCAAAGGGCGTCTCTGCCACGTCATCGTTGACTCCCGTGGCCAAATCCTCATTTCCACCAGCCGCTGGGTGCGTGGTTATGGTTGATGACTGGAATCCTGATGCTCCGCCCCCGCCACCACTTGCTGTCGCAAATGACAGTGTTCCCGCGCCGTCCGTCTGTATGACCTGTCCTGACGTTCCATCCTGTGCTGGCCACTTGAACTGTAGATTTGCGGCCACTGTTGACTGTGCCCTAAACTCAACATAGTGTGAGCCGTTACTGTCGTAGAATCTCACGACACCGTTATCGCCCGTGTGTATGGCTCCGCTTGATAGTATGTTGCCGCCTGATACATTACCTGTTGCTGTAACTGTTGCTGTTGTCACATCCGCTGACGTGACTAAGTTACCGCCTGTTACGTTACCAGTAGCAACTACCTGGGCACCTGTGATCAAGTTACCTCCGGTAACGTTGCCCGTTGCTGTCAGTGTGTCATCTATGGTCGCTGAGCCCACACGTATGTCCGTGTAGTCTGTTATCGTCACGTCGCCTGCTGTCGTAGCATCATCAGATGTGGTTATGGCAACGAATTGATCTGCTGATTCGTCCCATATCCAAGCAACGTTCGTGGATGATCCCCTGTCAATGACAAGACCTGCGTCTTTGGTTGGCGCTCCTGACTGTCCGTCTACTAATAATATCAGTGCGTCTTCTATTGTTGTGTTTGTTGAGCTTACAGTTGTTGTGGCACCATTGATCGTTAGGTTACCTGTTACTGTTAAATTTTGTGCCACTGTTAGGCTGTCGTTGACATTTACAACACCTGTGCCGTTACCTGACAGTGTTAGATTTGTGTCTGCCGTTCTTGATGTCACTGAGTCTGACTTCACGCCAGCACTGAACTCTGATGCCGCGCCACCTGCCTGTGACATCGTCTTACCAGCGGCTAATACCACATTACCTTTAAGCTCAATACTACCACCAGGGTTGAATTCAATGTCACCCGTTCCTGTCGTGGTCAAACTGATGTTCTGGTTCTCGTCAGCACCAACGACAATGGTTCCTGAATCTTCTTCTAAAACTTTCTGTCCATTGATGTATAGTGATCCTGGACCAACATATACCGAATGCCATTGTTTTGTAGGACTACCCAAGTCACGAGTAACGTCAGCATCTGGAATCAGATCACTGATGACTTCTCCAACGCTTAACGCACCAGCAGTTGTTAGGTTACCTGCTGTGACATTACCAGTTGTTGTTAGTGCATTGTTAACAGTAACATTGTTGCTGGTATCTATATATACAGCATTTCCTGAATCGCCATTAGCACTTAGTATTAAATTGTTTGTAGCAAATACTCTAAAGTTATCTGAACCATCATTGTCAAATGCACCTACGTTGGTCATACGTAGACCACTGCCTGACTGTGCTATTCTTAAAGTGTCGTCTACTGTAACGTTGGCGGCTGTGACATTACCTGTTGTTGCAACGTTGGCGGCTGTGATATTACCTGTTGTTGTAACTGTGGTGAAAGTTGGATCACCTGTGAAAGTTAAAGCACCTGATCCATTTGTGGCTAAAATGTTGTTTGCTGAACCGTCTGCTGTTGGAAACTTATAGGCATTGTTAAATGTGATCGCACCACTGTCATTACCGTCAATCTTAAAATGCACATCGTCATTCGAACTGGCTTCAACTGATGTGCCATCTGTGGTAACTGCAATCGTAAACTGTGTTCTGTTGGCATCGTTGATGTTGTCAAACGCAAACTGTCCGCCAACAATAAGTGCTGAACCATTCCAGTATTCGTGGTTACTTCTATATAGATAATCGCCGGCCTGAACAGCACTTGGCGAGGCAATCGTGCCTCTGTATCTTCTTGTTCTTACATCCGGAGCATCAGCACTATCGTTATACTGCTCCATGCGAATCTGTGCTGTCTGGGCACCTTCACCTGTCATGTGTA